TTCACACGTCTTACCGCTTCTTTAATTTTCGTTGGAGCAACCAACATCAGTTTAGATGGATTGTCATACTCACCATTTAATTTTTCAAATATTGTGTGCAGTTGATTTCTCCAAATGGCGTCATCCCAATAAATTTTTTTGATGTCAATAACGTCTTGTTTCAGATATTTGTTGATATCGTCAAAGGCTTCTAGCATTATGTTTTGTATTTGATCTTTTTCTAAATATTTGCTAAAACTTTCTCCATCATCTGTCATAATACCTTTTGAACCAATTTCTCTTTTTAGCATGGCACCATATTTGTTACCAATTGGTGTGTCAAAACACTCAATATTCACTGTATGAGTGTCATCAATTATGATTGTAATTTCTGCTGTCATTTTGTATAGTGCGTAGTTGCCTACGCACTATTACTTTATGATTATTTTTGCTGTCTAGCACGAATCATTGCCAATATGTCTTCTGCCTTGTTATCAGTAGAAGCCTGTGTTGGTGCTGGTTGCGGTGCTGGTGCAGTTGCCACTGGTTCTGGCGTTGGTGCTGGAGCAGGTTCAGGAGCAGGTTGTGTTGCCACTGGTGCCACTGTTGCCTCCATTGCCGGTGCTGGTTGTGGTTTTGCAGTTGCGTTCACAGGATCACCTGTTCTTTGTGCCATGCCTGCAGGACGAAAGTATTGACTCCATTTTTCTGCATCATATGGTTGTCCATCTACAGATGCTTCAAACATTTCTTTCATCACTTTTTGTTCAACTTCAGATGGTTTCTTTGGAAGGAAATCATTCAAATTAAACAAGCCATGTGTATCAATTGCTTGTTTTTGTTCTGGCGTCAGTGCAGATTCTCTTCTTGACCATTTCGATGTTGAATAGTCTGCATATCCACCTTTGCTTGACTTGTTTATTCTAAAGTCAACACCAGCATCATAATCAGTTGGCAAATTTTCCATTTCTGGATCAAGTAATGCACCTTTGATTATGTTGAATATTTGTGGACCAATTATAAAACGTCTAATTGGATTTTCTGGAGTAGTGTCTTCTTGCAATGGTGATTCATTGACAAAACCTTGGAAAATGTAAGAACGTTTTTTCCAATATTTTCTACCCATGTCTTCTAACGACTTATCTTTGAACCAGCCTCTTACTTCTGCAAGTATTGAACATGGTTCACCCCACATCTCCATACAAGGAACTTGTACTTGTACAGATCCAGTTGATTCACCTTTTACAGAGTTGAAAGGTAATTTGATCATTGCCCTTTCGGCCCAAAAGAATGTGTTGTTTGGATCTTTGTCTGGTAAGAAACGTATTACTGCTTCAGTACCTTCTGCTATATTCCAATGTGGGTAAATTGCGTTGTCGCCTATTGGACCTCCTGATGAAGTCTTGGCGTCTTGTGCCTTTAGTTTAGCACGAATTTCTGCTAATGTTGCCATAAAATGCCTCCTTATGTTGCCTGTTTAGCCTATTAATAATATATTACTATACTATATTGTAATTATGCAGTCAATGATTTTATTGTTGAGGAGTCCAAGGATTTTTGGCAACTTCTTCAGTTACCCATTTGTCCAAGAATTGCACCAATATTGTTGGTGTGCTACAATCTATGGTGTCTATGTCTTCTTCCAGTTGCACTGCTAACATGCATTCTTTTTTTGGCAATTCATAATATTTTTTGTTTTGGCAGACAATCACAGTGTCTTTTTTGTCTTCAACCATTAAGCCACACACTTTGTTTGATTCATGCACAATGTGATCACCTACTTCAAATCTGTATGTGTTGTCAATTTGGTCAGATCTTATTTTGTCAAATCCACCTGTGACAGTATCCCAGTCAAATTCTTCAGTTTTTACTTTTTTTTTGGTTTTTTAAAAAATGGCTCTTTTGCGTCTTTTGGTTTGTCGTATGTTTTTACGCCAATTTTTGAATCTCTGTCTGTTTTAGTTGGCTTTGGATTCATGCCTACTGCCATCATAGAATATTCGTCTGTCTTCTTTTTGTTGTATTTGTCTTTGATCTTGCCAATTTCTTCTGCACTTGCACCTGACCCTGCCGCACTTTGTATTTTCTTCATGCCGTCTTTGCCATACTTTTTGACACCAGCACGATACATTATGCCGCTTTCACTCATCTCTGCTGAACGCATAAACATTTGTGCATACTTTTTAATGATTGGTCTTGCATCTGCTTCAGGACCTTTGGTTTGTGATAGATCATATAAATCATCCATCAAACTGTCATCACCTATGTGATCATAAACTATGCCCTGTGCATTGTCACCATCTACGCCTACTGGAATTGGCTCTTTCATAAGTTTTGCAATGTCTCTAAAATCTTCTGCTGTCTTTGGTGCTTTCCATGTGCCTTCTGTTGTTGTGTCGTATTCTTTTACTACGTTGTTGGCCCACTTTTCGAATGAATCTTCACCTTTGTATTTCTTTTTATATCCAAGGTCTTTTTTGCCTACTTCTTGTCCTTTGATGTTTTTGTATTTTTTAAGTTCTTGTGGATCTATTCTTACTTGATCTTTGTATTTTGGATCTGCCTTCATTTTCTTAAGGTCATCTATGTATTTTTTAACAAGTTGAATTGCAGTCTTTTTTAATTCTCCATATCCTTTTGGTGGAGTAACAAATAATTCACCTTGTTGTTGTATTTCTGAGTCCATATCTGCCGCAAAGTTGTTCAGTCTCATTGCTTCATCATCTTGTGGAAGATATCTTGTAGCAATGTCTCTAAGTATACTTGCAATCATGATATTTTTGTCTTTGAATTTAGTTTTTGCTAACATGTTGTCAGCGGCATCGTTTGGTTTTAGTATTAATTTGTTTCCACCTGCTAACCAACTGTCCACGTATGCTTTATTCTTTTGTGCAGAAGTAGTTTCATCAGCACCTGGTGCCATTGCATCTTTGTCTGCTTCTTTCACTGCTTGGTGCACAATAGGAAGTGCATCTAACACTTTTTCATCAAAACTTTTTTTAGTAAGTTGGTCTTTATATTTTTCAACTTCTTGTTCTGTCATTTCAACTGGTGTGCTTGGTTTGTAATTTGCCTTTATTTCAGCATATCCTTTTTGTGTTGCTAATCTGTGAATGTTTGTGTGTATTGTGTGTATTTTTTCTTGTGTAACTTCTGCCAATCTGTTGTTTGCTGTGTTCAGCAAATCTTTGTTGTTGATATATCTACTGAATTCTCTTAATTTCAACAGTTGGAAACTTTGTTCTTGAATGTACTTGCCAAATTCATCATATGGATATCCACCATTTGCAACATGGCGTGCCATTGCTCTTGCACCTTTAAGATGTATGATTGGATACTTGAATCTTTCACCTTCTTCACTTTGTACAAATATTGATTTAATGTGTCTTGATCTTGCACCTTGTTGTGTTTCGTCTACTGGCTTGGAATGTTTGATTATAACCTTTGCAGTTTGCATTGGATGATATGATGTTTTACTGGTGCCCCACATACGTCTACTTTCTGCTATTTTATTTTGTGCAAGATATTTATAGTCTTTTTTCTCCAAGTTTGACTTGCTAATATCACGCACATCAAAGCCTAAATTTCTTGATTTTGCAAATTTTCTTATGTCTTGTATGAATTCAAACCATTCTGTTTTCTCAGACATTGGTTGATTTTCTGTCATTTGACGTGAATAGTACACACTTAATTCTTTTTCACCAAGTGCTACACTAACAGGATGATCTTTATACTCAAAACTGAAAAATTGAGCAGTTTTTGGGTCAGTGGTGCTTTGTGCATCAGCATCTCCCATGGTCAAATCTGAAAATTTTGCTCTTAATTGATTGAATAATTCTTCGTTTGTATTCATTTTTGTATTTATCGACTATGTTACTACGAAGATAGGCATTGGAGCCACCTCTTCTTCTGTATTTTCTTTCAATCTTTGGTACAATTTTTGATCCCAACCAGCAACTACACCCACCATTCTACATATTAATAGTGTTGCACTTACTAAATCATCATGTTCTCCCGGTTTTGCAGAAAAACTATTGCCTGCGGCTACAAATGTTTTAAGTTCAGATATCAAATTTTTGCTGTGTATGGTCATTTTGTCATTTTCAATGTATTCTTTAAATTTTGAACATGCACTGATTTTGGATCTGTGTGTAGTGTTGAATCCTTTTCTAAATTTACGCACATGTCCTCTGCGTATTGGTTCAGAGACAAACAGTCCTTTGATATTTTCTTCTCCTTGATCCTGTATTGCCATTAATGCCGCCTCTCCTATGGTGTTGTTTTCGACACTGTAATAAATTTCAGAGGCTTTGGCACTGTGCCTAGTTACGTTCTGATCTATTTGATTAATAATGTCCTTGAGCACTCTAATTTGTCCTTGTATTGGCGTGTTGTTGTGTTGCCATTCTGCACACTGTATCATGCCAGGTAATTCAAACACCTGTATTGCCGCATAATCTCCTCCAGTACCTAATGAAGGGTCCAGCGAAACAAGATAGGCATGTCCTGCTCTTGGTTTTTTATACCAACGCACTTGTCCATGCCTTTCTATTGGTTCTTTGGGTGCAAGATCAACTAATTTTACTGCGTTGATGAGTGTTTCGTCGTAAATGATGAATTCACACTCATGTTCACGTCTAAATCTTTCTATGCCTATACGTGATTTTTCATCTCTTGCCCATGCTTCATCTCTGTCTGGGTGTTCTGACCAGTGTGCCTTGTATGCCGCAAATCCATTTACTCCTACTTTCATCACTTCACCATTTTCATCTAAGTTTTTGTTGGCTTCTTTCCACAACAATGCAAATTGATCTTCATCAGAGTTTGGCGTTGATGTAATGATACACTTACCACCTGTTGCTAGAGTTGGAGAAAGTGCAGTCCAAAACTCTTTGGCTTTGTTTGGTGGATTCACAAATGCAAACTCATCACAGTATATTACAGACAAGGACATACCACGCCCTGTGTTTTCAGTTGTTGTGGTTGCTTTTACTCTTGATCCATTATCAAACTCTATTGTGTTTCTATTGTATGAATAGATGCCTGGTCTAATGAAGTCTGGCACTGATTCATATGCATATCTAAACCTATTCATGATGTCTTGGGCACCTGTGTATTTGTGTGCCGCAATCAATATCTGTGAATCAGGCACAAACATTGCATACCATAATAGGTATGCACTTGCACAGGTTGTTTTGCCTGTCTGCCTTGGCAACATGTTGATTGAAAATCTATTTTCATGATAGTTTTTTACAAGATTTTTTTGAAATTCAAATGGTTCGAATTTGATTGCACCTTTTGTAGGGTGTTGTATTTGCAAAAAGTTTTCCATAAAATACATAGGTCCTGTATCAGGGTCACTACACTTGGCTAGATCAGCCAGCATTTTATCTGAATATTTGATCTTTTTGTGGGCCTTTTTTACTAGGTTACCTTGAAGTTGTACTGCCATAGTACATTATTTAACGGTTAGAATTACCGTAATGTATTACTGTATTATTTTCGTCCTCGTATTTCCTGTATAAATCAACAATAATACTGTTTTTGTTAAATGGATATGTAGAATAGTCTTTGTCATGTGCTAACAAATATGTGTATCGTTGTTTTTCAGATGGTGTTACTTCGTAACTTACATTGAATCCCATTTTTTCACAGTAATATCCTATTAACATTGTTGGGGATCCATCGGTTAAATTAGTTTGTGGTTTGAATGAAATACCTAAAAGTACAATATCTCTATTATGAGAACATAACTCTTTTGCAACATTGTACGCCTGTCTTTCTCTTGTATTCATTATATCACCAAATATATCATACCCTAGGTCAATCTCGTCAGCAAACCAACTCAGTGCAATATTATCTCTTGGATGACATGGTCCACCATCACCATTACCTGCGGTCATGTATTTAGTGCTCACAATTCTGTCGGCATGTTTCAATGCATCCGTCACTGCATCTGCATTTACGTTTTCAATCTTGTGTGCAACATCACCAATCATGTTTGCAATTCCAACTTTTGCTGAGATATATGTGTTGTGGAAAATTTTAATACATTCTGCTTCTTCATATGTGCCATGTGCTTGAAACGGTTTTCTGTTCCAAATTTTTTCATAAAATTTTATTAATTTGTTTGAAGTTGCATGACTCTCTTTCATACCTTTGCCATGTTTCCAAAAAGGATAACCAAAAATTGCAAGATCAGGATGCAGAAAATCATCTGTTACAGTGCCCATTGCAATAAGATAAGGATTATAGACAAGATTTTCAATCTTTTTGTGTTTTCTTGCAAGTTTTCTATATGTGCCTGGCAACACCGTTGATATGGTTACAACAATAGTGCCTTCTTCCACGTAATTTTCTAGTTCTCCTAAACACGAATCTAGTGCATCGTAGTTGAAATCTTTTTTAATCTTTTTTGATATGGGTTTTTCACCACCATATTCTGGATCATGTGGTGTTGGCATTGCAATAAACACAATGTCTACATCATGCACAGCATGATACAATTTGTCGCATATGGTAACAGTGTCGGATTTTATGTCCTTGTTAATATCATATCCATATACTGTGTAATGTTTAGCCATGGCTTCAGCAACAGGCAAGCCTAATTTGCCAAGTCCTATCATAGCAACTGATTGTGTCATCAGCAGTAATTATATTGTGTGTGTAATGCTAC